TATACCCCCTCGCCGATTGTACATATTGATGCCGCTCCTGTATAAGTCGTGAGTGGAGCAATTTTAAATACAAGGCCTGGTATATCTACGCTAGTAAGAGTTTCACCTGACTGAAATTCTTGAATAGCACCTGAAGCAGAAAGATATTTTATATAAATTGTGGGTTGGTCAGTATCGGTCGATACATCATAATGTACTACGGTAGCTGTTATGCCATTCGTATCACCTGCAATCGTAGTTCCTACTAAATCAGATATATATGTTTCAATGTTAACATCATTATAATTTACTTCTAATTTAAGAAATTTGACAGTGTCGTCGTAGAATACATGACCCGGTATTACGAGTGTGCCATTTTTAAATACATGGTCACCATGTCGTTTTATTTGAGCTTGAAGTATACTCTGAATCTGCGTTAATTCTCGCGCCTGTACTGGTTTGGCAGGATGAAATAATATTTTATGATACCCTTTTAGAGACTCAAAGTCATCATAATAGGGAAATGTATTTAAATCAAGCATGTAGTATTCCTAGTAAAGTATGCAGTTCTATGTTTTATTCTATGTTTTATTTATTACCGACTCACGTTAAATCTTTATGATGATATTTAATGTTTCTGTCTGTAATTCAGCACGAGTAATAGGGCTTCTATATTCAGAATAAATTATATCACCAGAATATACTTGAACTTCAGGATTAGTAATAGTACCAATAACACTATTACCCGTTCCTCCAAGTGCTGTTATACTTTCTGCCACTTGAAATGAATTATTAGCACCTATATTATTCAAATTTTCAGATGATGTTCTAATTACACGCAGAGCGCCGGTAGTAGAATTGTAATCTACCACTCTACCCTTAGCACCAGATGTAGTACCTGTTATAATGGAGTCAATAGGATATGCATCAACTGGAAGTCCTGCTGCTATTCCTAGGGTTAGAGTTGCGTCTAAAGTAGCTGCTGTTGCGATTGTATCACTGCCAAATATGCTTGGATTGTATACTAGACTAATCTTTCGATAATCATTTCCTACGGTGAAATCCCCACTACCTTCGGCACCAGTTAATATAACATTTATCAGCAAAAACCTAGCAACGGTATCTTTAGCAGGGTTTACTCCAAGTCCACTCATCGGAGTATAAATTATATCAAATACTGCACCTGTTCCAGTTGTTGCTAAGATAGTAGCATGTGTATATCCTGCCCCTGGGTTAGTAATTTCTACATCTGAAATTGAACCACCTGGCCCGTATGTTACGGTGTATTCTAATCCGAGACCATTACCTATTACTTTGAATTCAGCATCTGCCTCTGCATCTGTTACTGCTCTGCTTCCAGCAATGCCACCATTATACCCTGTACCACTTGTTGTAACATTTATTGTGTAAATGCCTCCCTTGTGTTGTGCAGCATATCCTTGATGTAACCATTGTGTATAATATGCATCACTTGGGCCGGGAGCTACAAGAACCGTCCCGACTGGATGATAATATTTACTTGAGAACTTCACAAAATCCGCGGCGGATGTACTAGCTAAAAATCTCCAATAATAATTATCGGCTGTTTTCACTATTCCAGTATCCACTCCAACAGGTACTCCAGTCTCTGGAGAATATATGGAAGGCTGAACCACACCGTTTACGACACTTTGTTTTAGACACACGTACACAGAAAAGTTTTCAGTTACCACAAAACATTTGACATCTGCTATTGAACTCGGTGTCGTAGGGGCTTGGTTTGGCCCATTATATACTGCACTTATATCTCCGGACCAATCGTGTCTATAAATGTCGTAGATTACATTTGCTTGCCATGTCTCTTTGAATATACCAGAATATGCATCAGAGGAAGATATTTTTTTAAGCGAAAGCATATCTTCCCAATCATTGCTTACCATCCTGCCTGTATTTTCAGGAACAGGTACCGTAGTATCCAGATTAGCGACAGTATCCCATGCTTGTGGTCTACCAATACCAAGATATAATGAATCTGCACTCAAATTATTAATGAAATTTGCAAGTGCTGTTGTTTTAAATGTATCACGAATGATTGCAGACATCTACGTTCCTTTTTGAATTCATGTTTGTATTTATTGAATAATTAAATCTGTTTCTGTTGGAGTCAAATAAAACATAGCACCTGCATATTCATTATTAATCGCTCTAATATATCCGGTATGAGTAGCTACCCCAGTTATATCTTTCAGGACAACCGCCGATATATCAATGGAACCTATAGCAGTTATGTCATTTGCCCATGGAGAATTAACAAATGCATCAATATATGATGCGGCTGGTATTATTTTAGCACAGATATTAGCACCAGGTGCTACAACGGCAGGTATCATTCTAACAAACCAAAAGTCGCCGACAGATAATACAGTTGTCAGTCCAGTTCCATCTGTTTTATATTCTCCACTTTCAGTATTCAGAACAAGTGTATATATGTCGCCGCCTGAAATATAATCCTTAAGTTCGAACTTAGGATATGTCAATGGATTTACTTGTTTCTTAATCATACATTCAAATGCATATGTTCTACCATCAGCTGCTACTGGTACTATATTATATATACTTGCAACATTTGCGCTATATAAATCAGATAGTTTGTACATATCCAATTTACCAGATGGTCCAGATGAATGATTCTTTATTACTTGTATATTATCAGCCAATGTCCATTTAGATAAATCTGCTGTAACTATAGGAGGCGCAGCATATTCATCGACAATTCTATACAATGTTTTGCTTGTTTGTCTGGTAGTAAAATCTTTTACAAGAGAAATTGGCATATCGACATATCTGAATTTAGTAAAATCTCCAAATAAATCATCTATTGCTGACCATTCTTGTCCTATCGTACTTTCTTGATACATTGCATATATAGAATATATAAACAATATACTAACGGTGCTGTTATATCCAATTTCATTCAGTATATTAGATTCTGTTAATGTCTGAGTGACAACATCGCCAAATAAAGAAAATCCAGCTGGGTGCACAGTTGTTCTCAACAAAACTTCATAATCTTTTAGCGCTCTACCTGCTTTTACAACGTATGCATAATCTTGGTATCTATTGTTGTCAGCCAATACGGATAATTTATCATTCAATTTACCTACATTTGACTTGAATTTAAAGTCTCCCCATCCATTACCACCTGCGATAGTTGCACCTGAGGCTCTGTTCATATATGAGATAGTAGCATGAGCATTTGATTTTTCGCCGATAAGTACATCGCCTATATCCAAAGATGCAGATAATTGGTGCACAATATCAATATCATCTTCTGTTATGACTAATTTATCTAATTGCTCACTTGTTATAAAAAACGCATCTGATGTTACATCAAGTTTAATTATATTTTTCTCATAATCAACTGAAATTACTTTTGCAGTAGTACCATTGTCGAAGGACGAATCTAGTACATCAAGACCTAATGTATCACCACTTTCCAACAATATATTATCCCCACTCTCTAACAATGCACCAAATGATGCGCTAATATCTCTGTATAAATTAGAATATACTTTTACGGTCTCTCCAGATATAAATGCAGCATTTTCAGCCAAGGTAGCAACAACAGGGAAAATTGGTATAGGAAGGTCATCATAAGCTGCACCATTATCTGTAAAAGATATTCCTTTTATTGAGCCTATGTTTTTACCATGAGATGAAAATTTTGTACCAGATGCTGTTAAATTACCAAATTCATCATATTTATTTTCTAATATTAATATAGGGGGTACCGTATATCCACCTCCTAATGACTTAATAGCTATTTTAGACACAGCACCATACCCACTAGTATCTGTTATCGATACGACGGGTGTTATCGTATATCCTGTACCATAATTGGTTGTTATGACTGAATCAATTGAACCTAATTTATCGAATTTCAAGCGAACATCTGCATTGATAGAACCGTCACCGAGTAATATCAAATCGGCATAGGTATATCCAGTACCTGCATCAACTACGGTGAAGTCTATAATGTTACGCGGAGCCTTTGCTATTAATGTTGCACCTGAACCAATCGTAGCAGATAACACTGGATTTGTGTATCCTGTTCCTTTGTTTATAATTTCTAATGATACTATCGTGTTATCGACAATGATAGGTTGAATTTCAGCACCGGTACCCGTTGGGTCTGTTATGTTTATGACAGTTGAACCATTAATATAATCAACACCTCCGCTTATGACGTCGGCTGATGTAATACCAGTTTCGACCACCGGAGTTATATTAGCATTCATACCATCACCAACTACAAAAGCTGATGTACCGTATTTATATCCTGCTCCTGAATTTTCAATGATGACATCAGTTATTTTATTTTGATATATCAGTGGTTTTAGAATTGCTCCACTTCCACCCCCGCCGGCGACTGAAAGTATAGTACCTCCAGTATATCCCTGACCACCAGCATGAACTTGCACCGCAATTATTTTGCCGGCAGCATCTATTGTAGGCAACAATACAGCACCTGTACCTATACTTGCTGATATTGATACCGGAGTTACTTCTGACTGTGAATAATATCCTTCTCCACCGCTCGTAATATCGTATGATACAAGTTTGCCAGTGCCTGATACACTCAAAGTCATCAGCGCTGATATACCTGCATCAAGTATGATGTTGTCCATATCAGTAGAAATATATCCTTCTCCCTCAGTACTCGATATTGATTTAATCTCACCATTGACAATAATAGGAGTTAATATAGCTGCTATAGCACCTGGTTGACTTGTTGGAGCAGATATACTAGTACCATAAAAATAACCTGTTCCTCCTGATACAACAACAAGCTCTTTCAGTACTCCATTTTTTATATTGCCTGCTCCTAACAAATTAATATCAGCATTGATACCATCGCCGATGATATTGACTGAACTTGTGGTATTATATCCCCATCCTGATTTGTAAATTGTGATACCGGTAATCACTCCACCAGTTATATTAACGCTACCGACGAAATCGAAACCATCACCTATTGTAATATATGCATAAGTATATCCCGACCCGCCACTGACAATGTTAAAAGAACCTATCGAGCCGTCTCGAAGTATAGGATTAAATACCGCCCCAGAGCCGTTACCATTAATATCAGCAGTTGCAGTTTGATAATAATTACCTGCTGATATTAATTTGGTATTAAGCAATCTAAAATCTAGTGATACCGTAGCATCTTCGCCGATGCCCGTTTTCGTTATTAATTTATTATCAAAGCAAGATGGCAGTGTATTATATTCTCCTCTATCAATTATAGAGAGACCGGTAATAGTACCAGTATTATCAGTCGTATTTTGAATTTTTGGCGTAGCCACAAAACCAGTGCTAAATTTCTCTTTAATTAATACAGTAGTTGTTGTATAACCAGACCCTCCGCTAAGTAACGTTATACCTGTTATAGTACCAGAGGATAAAATAGGTACCGCCGAGGCGCCGACACCGTCTCCAAGAATCTCAACTTCCGGATTAATATAATTCACCCCAACATTGCTTTGAGTAAATGATATAACAGCACCAGCAGATAAGTTTGCTGTATAGGATGCACCATATCCATTCACTATTACCTTCAAGTCCTTAGATGATATAGTTGGAGTGGATGTGATTGTTATATCTGATATACCATTAGTAGTATTAAATGTAGGAGTAGCAACAAATCCAGCAATTTTAGCCAAGGTAACAGAATCGATTAATTCAATCTTTGAGTATTTCGGATAATTCGAGCCAGTGTTGACAATCTTAATGCCCTTAAACAACCATGCTGCATTTATACTTGATACTAGGAATTTGGCAGGCGGAGTTCCTTCTTTTCTATTTCCTCCAAGTATTTGCAATTCATCTCCAACAGCATAACCATAACCACCATCAGTAATCGAGAACGCATTTAATTCTGTAGTAACTGCAATATCACCACCAATACCATCAATCTTATCGACTGAGGCAATGAATCCAGCCCCATTTGATGCATCATTGAGGACTGTCAAGTTATCACCAACTGAATATCCGTATCCCTTTTTGATAATATCTACAGTATCGATACCACCTGCTCCAATATCAGAGACGACAGCATCTACATTAAGTCCTGAACCTGCCAAAAATGTGATATTATCCCCAGGTGTGTATAATGCCCCGCTATTATCAAACGATATTCCTACCACTGATTTTGATACAATACCATGCTCATACTCATCTTTAGTATATAAACTATTTTCAATCATTGCAGGGATGATATACAAATCATCCGTTCCCAAAGTACCAGTGACTGCAGTCACTTTAACTCTGATGCGTGATTTATCATTATCAGTCACCCTAGATATAAGTGTCTCGATAATTGCTCTGAAATCTGAATTTAATTGTTTAACAATTAATGTATCATACGGTCTAGCCTCTTCAGTCAATGCTGAAAACTCTAATATATCACCAAAAAGACTTATTGGTTTGTAATATTCTTCGATATATTGTAAAGATAAGTCGATGTTATTATGCAATGCCCTAACGGAGCCGGCGACTTCAAATCTACCCATGACACTTTTATCATTAAGTTTTAACCAATTTAAAGTCGTACCGTTATAAGTAGTGGTGACACAGCTCTCTATAATAGCAGACGCTGGGGTTGGATATGTTTGTTCAATTTCAGAATCATCTACAAGCGACCAAGGACTGTCAGATTCAATTACAACGGATGCTCTGCGAGAATATTCATTATCAGATGCTCTGAATAATTTGTCAGAATTCCAGTCCACTTGAATAATTTCGCCATATATAGCATTCATAATAAATTCAAAGGACTCTAAACTCCCCTTTGATTTTAAAAATTCTGTTATATGTTTAGTCATTAAAATCTTATCCGCAGCCGAGGTGGACGGTATGACATGATATAGCGATGCAGCTAAATGTTCTCTGAATGCGTCAGTAGTTAAATCAATGTCTCTATATTGTAGTATATTACGGATGAAGTCAGTCGGTTGTCCTTTTTGAATCAACCAATCATAATAGTGCTTTAGGAGAGCAACAAATTTAGCATTCTCTGGCTGTCTGGCTATAACAGGAATCTGTGCCTCGATTACATCAGGTATTGTTGGTACTTCAATCATTGAACTGTGTCCTTAATTGCTTTGATTTTAATATTTTGCTGAGTTAAAGTCAGTATAATATTTTGAGTGGAATAAATATCTAACGTAGCCGGCTTTACTGATAGCTTAAATTTTAAATCATCTACACTTGACATTGTTATGTTATTCATAACAACTTCACCTGTCACGTAATTTATTGTACCTACATTTGCCTTGTATATTACATTCTTACCATTAATAGAATAATACTCATGTATCTTGCCGTTGTCGTCAAGCAAGAATAATTTATTTGGTAATATACCATCATTAAATTTTGTACTCTTAAAGGATCCTTTTACTATCTGATTAGCATAAGTGAATACAAAATTATTTGGTTCATACAGATTTGGTCTAACTTCTTTATTCAATGATACCACAGTTTCATTGCTGTATATAGAATAATCAGCAGAATCGATAAGTGATACAAGATTAGAATATCTAAAAACTCCCTTAAATTTATTAATTGAGTCTCCTGCATAATCTGTTATAATTGCTTTTACTAGATATTCTAATTCATAAGGAGTCAATTGTAAATTAGACACAGAATATTTTATAATAGAGTCCACTTCGATATTGATGTATTCCGGGTCAATAAAATCAATCTTGATATTACCTACTCCCTTTCGCATCAAAAAGTCAGATACTAAACTCTTATTTGCTGTACTTAATACTGCTCCTACTCTCGGTTTAACACAAAGCACTACTCGGCCAAATCTAGGTGGCATCGTCGTTGCACCATCCCATGCTAATACTTCTCTTATTTGTTCGAAATTTTGTTGAGCGAGGGCAGCATAATCTTCAGCAACTACCGCTCTATTCTGTGTGGAATATATATTTTTAGCATTCAATTTTACAGATTCAATCGATTCTTCTAACAATCCGCCAGAAGACGGAGATTGTACAGATGCTGTGACGATGGTATTAGAACCTACTCCTGTTATATTTGATGATAATGAAAATACCGATGCTCCATTTGCAACGGCGCCGGATGTTACTACATATGTCATACGAATTTGCGAACCATCTATTGGTTTCTTACCTAGAACACCATCGCCAAAATAAATTTCATATCCATTAAATCCTTCTTGAATCATATACACTTTAGAGGTAGAAGTGACAGATAAGAATGACGTCGGTAGAGTCCATTCTACCCACTGGCTGTCTTCATATAATTCTACTCGAAGGGTAGTAGTATCAACATCGATGTTAGGTATAGTTATAGTAGAATCAGTAGCATCGTATGTGCTTATGTTCTGTGTCAGTACTCCCTCATACACATTTACCGTGCCAACAAATACTGGTAATCCTAACTCAATCTGTTTATCTAATATCGCAGTATCTTTTGTAGTAAAGGTGAATATCTCCTCGTTTACTTTAGTTGTAAATCTAGTACCTCGTGGTACTAGGACTGATGGAGTCGATTCTGCATTTAACAAATTGTCAATATGAACGGTTAAAATAGCGGAGGATGCTCGACGACTTCTACTATTATATCCCAGTTCCTTTGCGCGCGAGATAACAGAACTTCTTTTGGTAGCGGTATCTAGGAAAACCTCATTAGCGAGGAAATTGGCAGCCAGCGCATCATAATGAGCATTATATGCTAATATGTTCAACAGTTGAGATATATTAGAACCTTCAAAATTATAATCTGTGAACTCTGTTTGCTGAGACAGATAATTTTTAAGAGAATCTTTTATGTCTTGAAAATCAAGTTTCCCTATACGTATCTTTTGCATAATACCTTACCTTAGTCGTTCAAATGTGAAATTTAATGTCTGTTGATTAGGATTACCAACAACATGGAACAATATACCAATATTTAAATAGTTGTTTTCTCCTTCGCCTACATATATATCTTCTATGGCTGCTCTCGGTTCTAATTCTTCCATTGACAATAAAATCTTTTGTTTTATAATAGCGGTACTTGGAGGGGTGAGTTGGTCAAAGAGTATACTTCTTATATCAGCACCACGAACCGTATTGAACGGCGAAGAATATGGGCCACTGAATAATATATTTTTCATTGATTGCTTGACAGCATCAACATCTGAAATTTTCAGTATATCTTTAGTGAATGGATGTGCTTGGAGTGATAAGCTTAAATCGGTATAAGTTGCCATGATACTCGTAATGATGATATATGGCACTATTTATCGATTACTGTCTAGGGTCTTTTTTCCCTCTTTTGACGTCTTCTTTGAAATGAGTACTCAGAGGTGACTTCTTTTTACGAGTTTCTTTCCTAGGAAAAAAGATATACAACAATACAAGGACATTAAGTATGAACAAAACAATCAGCTCAGTCATGCTATTTTTATAGTTACTTTTTCTTTATTTTTAATAGCAGTGCTAATCATTGGTTGCAATTTCTTCATAGCAATAACACTATCGCCTACTGATATGATTCTGTTTTTCATGCCAACCAATATACACCCCTCAGTGTCGTCATGTGTATTACCAGCATGTATTCTGATACCAGCAAATCCTTCGACCTTCAGTAATTCAGGTAACAATTTTTTGAATCTATTAGACCTAGTTATGAGTACTTCATATTCTCCTCTAGGTATAGCAGTCTTGGCAGGAATCTTCCAGTCTTTAACTGGTACACCATCAACTTCTCTCACCGTGTCTTCTAATGTGTAACACAGGAATTTACCATTTACCGATAATGTTCCTATTGTACATAATGGATATAAATCAATTCTTTTTAATTCAAGTAACATATTTAATACCTTATAAAATCTTTATTTAATAGTAGAATATCATCGAGGCACAGTCTAATTTTGAACGGTTGTCAAGAATTTGTCAACTATTTCGTAACTTTTATGCCACTTTGCCTGTTATGATACCAGCACCAGCAGAGCCACTATCAGTTGATATTGGTACCAATTCTGAATTCGCCTGTATTTCATTTATTATACCGGTAGATAGTGCTAACAAGAAAGCATCGAATATGTCTTTATTTACTTCCGGTTGTATCGGCAATGCTGCTATCATCTTATCTGCCATTCCTTGTGCTGTCATTGCCATATGTCAAACCTCTGTCAATAATATTAGACCGTTATCATATTTTTTATCATTATTTATTGTCATGACATTCCTTCTATTATTACTTTTATTGTAGGATATATGAATCCAGACAGAACCCCCATTTCGATATTCGAGCAACAATTGGTCAAATAAAATATTGTCCTTTATCCACTTTGCATTTTGAAAGAATCGTTGTCTATCATCTGGTAGACCTCTTATTAGAGAGAATGATATATCAGCCGCCATACCAAGTTCATGTTGTGAAATTCTATCAGGATTTGAATATGGATTGCCAGAAGGTCTGACAACTGAATTTAATTTAAAACCAACACTACTAAATTGCTTTCTTATGGGTTCTAGACAATTAAGGCAAAGTAACTGAGCGTTTACTGCTATATCCCTTGCTGTTAAACCATGTTGTCCCTGGAATGGAAAGTTACTTCCTAGACTCCCCACAGCAACATCTCTGACTTTAAAGTTTGCTGATAATATCGTATTGTATGTTATTAAATCTGGTAAGGAATATATACTTGTTATTTTGCTTGGTGTATGAGTCGATGCAGTTTTATCTGCATCAATTTTTTTCAATTTTTTGTCATATCCAGCTAATATTTTGGACGCTTCAGTATCTTCGAGTTCTATTCCTTGCATTTCTTTTCTGGTAATAGGTGCAGGTAATTTTATTGTCGGTGACCATGTATTTACACCAGATACGCTTTCATAACTATTAGTATGCTTTGAAAATACAATATCACCTGTGGATGGATTCTGTAATATGTTATTTGCATCCAATTCTAATATAGGAGAGGTGACTTTAGATGTCGAACTTCCACCTATCTCGAATGCACCGGAATTTACTCTGAAAGTACCTGCTACATCTAAATTATAATCGCCTGCTACCTTAATATTAGCATCACCGCTAATTTCAACATGCATCGCTCTAGTTACCTTAAGAGACATATCTCCGTCTATAGTAACATGCCCGGAACCTTTGATGTACACAAGTTCATCTTTATCTACTATGATAGTGCGAGTGCCGACAGTGCGGTCTACCTGGTTTCCCTCATTATCAATCTCGAAGAATGTACCTGTATTATGAGCAATGTGTATTCTTTCTGCCCCAGTAGTATCATCAAACTCCATCACATGACCGGACTCGCTCTGATATACATGATTTTTTGGATACATTGCATTATATGGCTGCGGTGGTTGTTTCCATTTGATTGTACTATTGGCTATAGCTATATTCTTTACTGCCATTTGCTCTTTGAGCCCAAGTATAGTCTGGGTTGCTTTGATTCCTGTCGCCAATCTGGGTGTGTCAGACTCTTTCTCATGGGACAACAGTGGATATGTCCCATTTGGGTCTTTAAACCCTTGATTATTAAGGGGAATTTCAATCGGTTTTACGTCAAATTTGCTTTTTGATGGGTAGACATCTTCATCATTATTATCTGTTGCAGTATTGTTGATATTTTCTAGCGACGGTACTTCTTCCGTATATACACCCTGTATTAGTTTATATCCTTCTCTATAGAAATTAAGACTATTTTCATTCAAATAATTATTACTGTCTTCGCCGTTATACACAAGAGCATATGCACCTTCTATCCCGTTGACATGAGCTGCCAATAGCACACCAGATACCTTTTCTTTTGGGGTATATGATGTTATTACTTGGGTTTGCATTAATGCAACATAATATAATTTCAGCAGAATCTCCTCTGCATCATATTGCTCGTTTGGTGTATTTAAATATTGCTCGTTGCTTTTTATACCGTTTTTACCGACCCATTCATTATTGTGTATATATCCCAATATTTCGAGTTCTGTGAGAGTATGTTGATACCGGCCTACACCGAACTCTGTTGTTTTTGGGCTATTGTTTACTCTCAACTCTCCCAGTTTAGCGATTATATTTTTTACATCATTATGGGACAGAGGCCCTATATAATCAGCATTCGGTTCTTCAGGAGGAGTGGGTCTGGGTAATATAGCTAATTCAGATTCAATGCTGGAGTATAACTCATTGCCTGTTAACTCTGCTCGAGGCACACCACCGAGTGCACCTAAGATGAAAGGAATTTGTTTATCCTCATCTAAAAACATTATTGCAACAGTTGAACCGTTGAGATACCCATTTGCAGATGTGCCTATACCACTCATGGCAGCCGAATTATTTTGAACACAGGTCGACCATGGCAAATCTTCTGTTGGCAATATAGACTTATCTGGCTGATGTACCCCTATAATCCTTACCTTGTATCTTGTTGCCCTAAATGGGTCACTTGAACTGTCTTCTATTTTGCCTATATAAATCATTTAATCTCGCTGAAAGCAGCGTCCTTGATTAATTGCATGTTAATTTGATGTCTAGCTTGAGTGAATCTGTGTTGAATTGCTGTTATTAAATATTTTCCACTATATATTTTATCGAATTTATCATTTGTATATTTGTCACTCGAGTCAATTGTCTTGAATTGATTTATCCAGACATTAACAAGTTGTCCTACTTCATAATCGGTTCTGCCATGCACCACTATATCAATTTTCCATGTCTCCAATTGTGCCAACATAGATATACGTTTAGCTATAATCTCAGCCGAATTATCGATGACTCCATTAAACAGATTATTGTATACATGATGTATAGAATGAAGTCCTGAATTTCTAGCTATTGGTAATATATTAAGAGGATTAATATCAGTATGTATAGTCTTCGTAAAATCATTCGTGTATGAATACGTGTTGATATTAAAGTTTTTAGAAAATATTTCCGCACCATACAATCTATGATTATATGCACCATTCATCATATTATTCAAAAAATCCTGAGAAGAGACAAATGTAAGTTCTTTTATTGTTTTGTATTCTCTATCGACATCTCTATGTGATTTACCTGGCGAGAGTTGTTTTCTTGCTGGATTTTTGTCAAAGAACAATTCTGTTTTTGGTTTAGCTGACATCAATGTACTAATTGATTTAAATTTATGGCCTGCTGTGGTCTGGAAAAAAAGATAATTGGGTGTTATTATTTTGTTGTTAGGCAATATAGCTCTAGATGTTATGTGATTTATAATTTTTAACGGGCTCCAATAGGGAGACACGAATTTTATAAAATTATCCGAATCATCAGCATCCAATATCGTACTTCCAAACTCATCTTTAAATATAGATTGTACAAGTACTGAGGTATTACCAGAATATGCTTTGCTTATCCTCTTTTGTACATCCGCGTAGCCTTCATACGAGATAAAATCTAATGTGTATGCATTCTTTTTATCCTGATGCTCTCTTATCCCAATCTTTGTTATCTGAAATGCTGCTTTGATTGTATTCAGTGTAGGAGTGCTGAATTCTATATATAACATTTCTCCACCTACTATGGGGAGAGTTGATATAAGATTTTGAGTTTCGATGACTGCACAATATCCAGTAAGTACAGGAGAAAACAAGTCCTCATATATGGTCATATCTACCATAGAGCCAAGTAAATTGATTTTCCTATTCGATTTTGTATCGATAAGGAATACTGCTTCTATCTCTACATCACCTGCTTGTTGTATGCCTGGTCCTAAAGATTTATCCATTTACGCTAGCTTCCTGAAAGGACTGGACAAATCTTGCTATATATGATGGTTTGATTATTTTAATATGTCTCTTCGATTCGTTTATGTTATATTCAAAGTCGTAATTAGTGATATTTTTAGGTGCTATACCATATATCTCTATAGCGAAATCGGGGTCAATCCATACCCCTTCCAGTGTTTCATAGTGATGCGTCGCGTCTTCGTTGCCTGCACCATATTTTTTTGTAATAAAATCGCGCAATAAATTTCCTGACATTGGCCAACCAGCAGATAAATCTGTTATATTGTTGACATAGAGTATAGTCCAATGCAGAAAGGGGTTGTTATATACTCTTGCTGCGATGGATTCTGGTGTTATATTATCCGAGACAATATATTCATCACACAATTTAGCCAAATCCTCTTCCGATATATTCAATTGGATTCGTTGTGTCAAATCTACCACTACATCAATGATAGGTTTTACATCCTGTGGTATAGTATAATCATATTTTATAAATGAAAAGTCTTTGAAATAAGCCATTTAGTAGCCGCCTTTATCTATCAATTCTCTCGTGAGTGGTTCTAGTTCTACGAAAATCATATCTAATCCTATTGCAACAGGATTATCTGTGCCCTCAAAGGCTATAAATTCACCTATCTGAGTATAATTAACATCTATGCTCTGCAATGCGCATGTTGTTATTCTGCTTAATGCGACATTCTCCTCATCTTTATGCATAAATTCTATATCGAATTCTGCTGGTGTTATAAGCAACGATGACCCCCCAGCAGAACCATCAAATTCTGGATGCATATGTAACTTAAATTCTCGTATTATGTTTGTTATATTTTTACTTTCTTGTTCATTTCTTGGTATAAAGAGATATGAAAACTGATGACTTCTGAATTTCATATTGTTGAATAATTGTTCTTGTCTCCTATTAATAACTTTACCAGTGAACTTCTGTATTATATTTTTTGCGATTTTACCTGCATCATCTCCGTGTTCGCGCGCATTATCTCTTAACCCAGGAATTTTAAGTGATATACGTTTAGCTATACGCTCTACTGCTATAGGAGCAAGTCCTTGTAATGCTGTTGCGGCAGTATCTCCATCAGGACTGATTGCAGCTAATATAGTTGCACCAAGCGCACCAATTGCTTCTGATGCTGAGTAATCTGCATCATAATTTGCTCTAACTTTAGCTGGCATTGGCAAACATATTGCTGATTTTATTCTCTTAGTACCAGTAGTAAATTCAACCGAATCTAATTTTTTAATTTTGCCAAATGGTTGTGGGCTACCCTGCGATGCATCTGATAATACATTTGCGCCAGCAATCAAAACATTTGTGCCAGTTTTTATTGCTTCTGATATATAAGACTTGTTTATTGATTGAGATACAGCAGCACCAGTCCTCTTTTCTTCTACATCGTACGTACTTGTGTCTTTGATATATTTAGACTTGCTGTTTTCATTTATATAAAATATAGTATAATATGGATACCGTTCTCCACCTAGCTGCCCAAGTGGGTATTCTATGGTAGAATATGTTTGGTCTGGTATAAATGTTCTACTATTTAATATTGGTTTCTGTGTTTCTGCCAATTTAGTTTCTCTCGTTTTATATGCCATATACTAGTGATAAATATAATTGATTATGATTAATTACTATTTATCACTGAGTGTTGAATGAGCAAATTTCCAAAACCATATAGATGGTCACCAAAACATCCTGAAAAATATGCAGGTGACCCAACACAAATATGGGTAAGGTCAGGATGGGAACAGAAAGCAATGTTGTTCTTCGATAATAATCCTGATATATTAGAATGGTCTTCCGAAGAAATTGTTATACCATATCTGAGCCCAGTAGATAATAGAATACATAGATATTTCCCAGATTTTGTCGTTGTATCTAAATCAAGCACGGGTATTAATAATTATTTGGTAGAAGTTAAACCCAAGGCACAGACGCTTCCACCCAAAAAGAGGAAGAAATCTACTCCTAGGATGATTACTGAAATTATGACGTATGAAGTAAATCAAGCAAAATGGGCCGCGGCGCAACATTGGTGCAAAATTAAAAATATGACATTTCTTATACTAACAGAAGACCACATTAAACCATGAAAAGTTTCAAAGAATATATAAAAAAAGGCACTTATGCTGCATTGAAACCAGTAAACTCAGATGCAAAAGCATTACACGATGTTTGCACAGAATTACATGTTCCTAATCTTGAACCAACTGATAAATTACATTGTACTTTATTATACAGTAGAAAATTTCTCCCAAATTATATTCCCGAACCAGATAGAGAATATGAAGGAAAGATAAGTGGAGTAGAAATATGGCCGACAAAATCTGGTAAAAATTGCCTTGTGATAAAATTTAAATCACCTGACATAATAAAAAGACACAATCAATTGATGGACGAACATAATGCTACTCACGATTTTTCAGAATTTAAACCTCATATTTCTGCGTCGTACGATGTAGGCGACTTCGATATATCAAAGTTGAAAGACAAATTGCCTAAAGACATCACTTTTTCCAATGAATATGAAGAAGAATTGGATTTGACAGGAAAATGAAGCAACCAATGCGCAACCTAAGAGATACCGTACATGCTAATGCCAAGAAAGAATCGAAACTATCTTGGCAGTGGTATGAAACTAATGTGAGAAATGCGGCAGCTGGAATGTCCGCTCAGAAGTTTCTGGGGGACAATCAAGCACATCAAAGTAAAAACGTAGTGCCGGGTGATATGGTAAGTTTCTTTTATTCTCCTAAGGGAAAAGATACCCTTCCTTATTATGATACATTCCCGATGAGTCTTCCTTTTAACACAGATTCTGATTCATTCACCGCACTCAATTTACATTATCTACACCCAAGAGTAAGAGCAGCATTATTAGAAAAATTGATGGTATATAGCACAGATGATACTTTATCATCTAAAACTAAACTAGCATTCAGTTGGCAGGCATTAAAAACAGCATCTCAGTTCTCCGAGGTTTCTAATTGTGTCAAAAAATATTTATTCAAACAGGTAAAAAGTAACTTCATTATAATCCCACCAAACGAATGGAAATTTACGATATGGCTTCCTCTATGTCGTTTCAAGGGTGCCTCAAACGAAGAAGTCTGGAGTAAGAAATGAGTATAAAAGACACCGTAGTTAACGGGCTGGAGGAATTAAAAAAACCTAGAAATGCTCTATTGTTGGGTGCATCTAAATATGCATATGACGTATTCGGTAAAAAAAATGTAGCTGAATCAACCCCACCAAATGATGATGCATTCTCATTATCATCGTTCACTGCAAAATTAAAAACTGATCAGTTCAGACTTTCTAAGGGGTATTATTACATTGGTTATATATTGGTTAATGGTGCTTCCTTAGAGGAGATAATGTCTATGGGGTTCCATTTAAACAAGGTGACATTGCCGGGCTGGAGAATCAAATCGCAACAAGCTAAAATATATGGACTGCAATATGAAATACCAATAGAATTAGAACAAGACCCTATGTGGATGACATTCAATGTGGATATAATGCACAGATTAGAAAAGTTCTTTATGCATAAAACAAAAGTATCGTTGTTTGATAAATCCTCTTATTCTCCTAAATATAAAGAAGAAGCGCAATTCAACATGCAATTAATAGTAACAGATGAAAATTTTACTCCAGTTCACAGTTACATTTTCGAAAATTGTTTTATAAAAACTGTATTGAATGTTAGTTATGGTGCATCGAATGTAGGACACCAAGAAATTACCGTAGAACTAGTATACGAAACTGTTAAATATGAAGATATATTGACAGCAAGAAAATCAGGAAATATTGCACCTGATATTACATCTAAAAATAAACTTAAAATAGGGCCATTTAATGCAGACATAAGTGTTATAAATCAAGCAAAAGACACTATCAGTAATATACCAAAATGGTTTACAGGCGAAACAAAACTTTAAAAGGAATATAAAATGGCAATAATTGAAATGATGCTACCCGAATATATTTGCACTCTACCTATATCTAAAACGGTCGTTAAATATAGGCCCTTTACGGTGAAAGAAGAAAAAGTTCTTCTTTTAGCTAAAGAAGAGCAAAACACTGAAATGATGTTGACCTCAATGAACCAGATATTTAATAATTGTACGTTCGGCAAAATATCAATAGACAACATAAACAAAATAGATGCAGAATATTTGTTTCTTCAACTGAGATGCAAATCAATAGGAGAAGGCATCGATATTAAAGGTATATGCGAGGAGTGCGGAGTAAAAACTCCATTATTAATGGATTTAACTACTGCATTTGTTGCTGGTGAATTAAAGATTGAACCTATTGAGATAATGAAAGACATTTGGTTGACAATGAAGGTGCCATCTTTAAAAGATTCTTTGCGGTTAAAAGAAGGAGATGATATTCTAGCGATTGCTATGTCACTTGATACTATAATTGAAGGGGAAAATGTTAAACATGCCAGCGATTATACAGAACAGGAAAGGATAGAATTGATTGAATCTTTGATGAATAGTCAATTAGTAAAATTGACTCAATTCTATAAGAACTTCCCTATATTAACTATAGATATAGAATACACATGCAAGTGCGAACATAAAAATAAAATTCACATTGAAGGCATAGATAATTTTTTCGCTTGAGCCTCTCTGAAGAGGGGCTGGCAGAATATTTTAAACTTAATTTCTCTCTTATCAACAATAAACACTTCACGTTGGCAGAGTTGGAAGATATGTTGCCGTGGGAAAGAAGTATATATGTTGGATTATTGAAACAGAAACAAGAAAAAGAGGATTGAAATGTCTATTTTATCGGACAACGCGTTAGTTAAACAAAAGAAACGATTTGATGCTGTGATTAAGGTCATGGCATATAATATAGTTGACGGACATCTTACTAATACTAATGCTCTACCTACGCCGGCTGAAGTAAATGGCATGATAAAAGACGAAGAGACTGAACTTCGTATATTATTCAAGACAAATAAAACAGAGTTTAACAATTATTTAAATTCATATTTCCACACGGTTAAAGGTAAACATATTGCTACCTTAGCCCCTGATATGCAGGATTTATTAATTGAAGAGGGAGCAGTAACCTCTGGTGGTAAAATATCGGCTGGGGCCGCGCGTGCCGTAAAAAGTGGACTAGGTAAATTGCATGTGAGAGCATCTGCATCTCAACTCGGTATTGATATTAAACCATCTACCGCTAGAACTGGTATATTGGATACATTTAAATCGAGATATTATGACCCAAATACTCCAAAGACTACCGCAGAGAATAAACAGCTAGTGCTTGATAAAAGGGGATTCGCAGAAGACGACAAATATCGTGCTCTAATTCTTTCTGAAGAAAAAAGAATATTAGATAAAAAGCATCTAGCCACAGAGGAAGAAATTCGGTTATTGAAGGCAATCAAAGAAACAAAAGTACAATGGGACAAGAAGGTAATGTCCAATGAAAGATTTAGAGCATCATTAAGTCCAGCAGGCAAAGGGTTGGATGATGTTCTGACTGTGGCAAAGTCAGGATTAAGTTCTATAATGAAATTCTTGCTTACACCAAAGCAACCCAAAAATGTCCAAGCTGTGGAAAATCCTCCTGTTGTTGCCCCTACTCCTACGCCTGTTGTTGCACCTACTCCTGTACCTCCAAAAAATAATATCACAACAAAAGAGTCAGAATTGCCATTAATGGCAACCCCAAAGTACAGGCAACCTCAAAAGTCGAATATAAAGATAGAAGAAAAGAATCTTGCTGCTAATGATAGTGTATTTGAGGAAGAAAAAGATGAATCAGCTGATGAACTGATAGAAAGTACAAAAGAAGCGGCAAAAAAGAATTATGAAATCCTTGTACAGATAGATGAGGATATTAAGAATTTGAAGGGAACTGGCGAGGAATCCTCTTTAATAGATACAATATCTGCCGGAATATCAGGAGCATTAGCATCAAAACTTTTACCAGCATTAAAATCTATTGTTGGTTCAATTGCTAGAATAGCCGTGCCAGCGGCATTGATTGCAGGTGCTGGTGCGGCTGGATATGCTGCTGGCACAAGTATATTAAAATCTATTGGTGAACTGGATGAAAATGGCAACATCGCTGGCGATAGTGTAATCGGTAAAGTGACTTCTTTTTTGTCTGGAGCAGATACCGATGCCGAAAATGCTGCTAAGCCTGTTCCCATGGATTTGGAACACATCTCAACTGCCCGATTAATTCAATTAAATAAATCGAGGGTGGCTCAAGGCAAGGACGAATTATATAGAGACGAAGCATCTCAAAAGAAATGGGATGCTGAACGAGCCGCGATGCGGGCAGCGAGAGCAGCAGCAGCCAAGAAACTTGAAACTCAACCAAAAAATACTGCTGAGGAATTAGATAAACAATCTACTATTATTGAGAAAAATAAAAATACAGCCAAAGCACAAGAAGTAGCGGCGGCAGTTGGTTCTGCTATCACTCAAAGTAATCAACAGACCATCCAAAATATATCTACTGTCGCTAATGATAATAACAGACAAAAAGATAGCCCTCGAAATCAAGATAATAGTATTTCACTATTCTTGAAAACGAGAGCTAAATTTGCTTAATCCGCTTTTTCAGATAGACTTCGAATCAGATTCATCACATCATCTGTATCATCATCTGTTGATACTTCAACTCGCTTAGTAGCTACTTTTGCTTCTTTTACTACTTTTTGTGTATCCTCGACTTCTTCATTTGCCCTATCATCTACTTCAGGCGCTTTTACCAAGACAAAAGCAAGACGTTTTCGCAATGCATCAGCAGATTTAAATTGATCCTTCTGGATAAATTTCTGTGGGTCATTTTCTGCCGTATACTGCGCCATGAAATCGACATCAATATCACCGCCAGCTTCAAACGTTGACTTTCCATAATTAACCTGCCCATCTACCTTACGAATTCGAAGCTTGAAGTTTGGCCAATTGTTTTCATCGCCTTCTACACCAAATACATTATATTTCGCATCGTCCTCATCAACTGGTTGCAATGCATCTGCAATCATATCGAATACCTTTGTGCCGAATTTGTAAAGATATACTTTACCTTCGTGCTCTTGGTTCTTCTTATCTTCGATGACAAGAATACGAGCGATATATGATGTTTTGCGATTCATCCCGTACTTTCTAGCATCATCCTTCGACATCGAAGCATATAACTTACCATTTTCAATACATACTGGGCATTCCTCATCGATTGAAGTAAGGCAATTATCAATCAACCATTTACCGTTCGGTCCTTGAAAACCATGGGTATACAACTTAACAAATGGAACATCTTCTTCGTTAGCTGCAGGTAGGAATCGGATAACAGCTGAACCATTACCGGCGGCGTCTCGAGTTGGATAATAGAAGAATTCATCTGTTCTATCAAAGGAAGAATTGGTTTTTGCTTTTTGGACTGCTGCTAGGAGTTTGTTCATTGCTGAATTTGACATTTTATTTCCTTTATTTAAACGGCTTCTCGACTTATCGTCATACGTGCCAACCTGTTAAAAAATCACAATATCATAATGTACTCGGAGGTAACAGCACCTCACGTCTTTAATTACAACTAAAATTCATTTCAATAGATGTTTCACTTGAAAATAAAGTTCCTCATCTTCCTCACAATCAAATGATTCTTCTTCCTGAATTTCATTCAAACGTTGTTTCTTTTGTTTCCTGGCTAACTTTTCTTCTACTTCGGCTTGAAAATGTTTCTTATGAAATTTCTTGTCCACTTCTCTATTTCCTAAATGATAACACAAATGGTGAATAATTGCAAATTTTTCTAACTTCTTCTCTTACTAATGGGTCTATCGAGTCACTTAACTTGCGCATATAAGGATAAGTGATATTACAGAGGCAAATGAACTCAATACTAATAGAATTTTCCCAAAATAACTGAAGAATCGGCGGAGGGTTTCCTGTTCTAGTTTCTTCAAAAAATGACTTGAACGATACCGTCTTACTGTCTCTAATTGTTTGGATGGTGGAAAAATCATTTGTTATGTTCTTAGTGAAAGTAGAATAAAATTTAATTTTCTCAAAGTATTTATCATTTGCTTCAGTATAATTATTATATAACCAGTCTGTGTTGTCTAAAAAATTGAAGACACAGAATTTAAGAGCATCTTTAGATGATTCGATGTGCCGAGCAAAATATGAAAATCTATGTTTGTCTCTTCTGTTATCAAATGAAATACTAGAAATCGTTTTAGACTTTCCCTTATATTTATTTAAATCATAAGAAGAAGTAAAATGTAAATTTACTGCTGAGTATATTTTATAAAATTTGTATGGCTGAATAGGCATTTCATATTGGCAATTTAGATGTTTCTTTCAATAACCCAGCGGCAATAGATTCCTCCTCTAATTTGCATTTGAGTAGAGGAGATATGAGTTGCAATTTAACCAAATCCTCAGGGTCTATACCATTATTATCACACACATACATGATAGATTCCATATATGGAATATGATTTGATATACTGATGTCATTGACCATCATATAAAACTTTTCTCCATTTAAGAATTGTGCCTCAAGTTCTTCTCGCGTTTTCATCATTCATCAATCCAATTATAGAGGTGTTTCATTTTAGCCTTGGCTGCTGTACTGGTAGGTTGCAAGGTATTGTTATCGATATTGTATATGATGTTATCGAAAATAGAATGTTTCCTATTCAAAGGACATGCATATCCAATATTCCTTACTTTATTAGCGGCTGCTACGGTTGCACCAGTCTGCTTTGAGAAGTTATCTTTGTCTGAGCAAAACGAGGGGTAAAAAGTCAATGTCATAGTGTCATAATTGAGTTCACAGATGGCAGTCATGCCGCCGGATGAGGAATATTGATTGTGCTTGTCATCCCAGCGCCTATAATATCTGAGTACAGTAACTACAGCAGGCTTTTCTTTCTTTCCACAAACACAATTGCGTTGCATTTCAAATTCTCCTAAATTAGTATTGTTTCATCACAAATCCGACAGGTTTCAGACTGTCTGCTCTTACAAATTGAGCTGTTTTAAAATCGGCCGTTACTTCAATGAATCTAACCCCGCCAATTTGTTTTTCAAATGCATCTCTCTCAAGATGATAGAAAATCATTCCTGGGTCATACATTGATTCAGATTTGATGAATTTGTAATTTTCCATAATTGCCCTTATAAATTATTTTCGTGTGATAGAATACTCTGATGAAGCGAGTGGCATTCACATCTCCATTTTCTTCATGACAAAATCTCGTACCCTCTTTGCAACAGACGGCCCGAGTTCTTTGAATGTAAAACCAGAGGCTGCAATAATATTGACATCTTCTTTTATAATATCAGACATTACCCAGCGAATCATGTCGCCTGTTTTCTTTATATCAACTTCCCCGCCATTCAACGTGTCAAATATAATTTGCGCAGCTTGTTCAAGGCGCCCATTATGGGCAAGTCTAGCAGCCAAATCCTTCAAATTATTAATTTTTTCTACATCAATTGTGGCGAGTATTTTTACTTTGCTATTGCTGTGTTTCTCTCCTTTTACTTTGAACCAAAAACCAGAATTATTATAATTTTCGTCGGTGCATCTCCAAACGATTCCCTCTCCTGTCGCGTTGACACCAAATGCCGCACCAACAGGGCATTCTTCTTCTACTGATAGAGTTAATTGATTGAGTTTATTTTGGACTGCATGAGGATTTTCAAAATCAATATCAAGTTGAAAGCAAGGAAAGTCATATATACAATATATGCAAGATTCCTCAGGAATCTTTCCAGTTGGCCTCAATACATATTCACGGCATCCATCGATTGTATCAACAATTTGTTGACGTGTAAAATATGTCTTATTGCCTTCCTCGTCAACAAATGCCACACCAAAGATAACAAACATTTTTGGCAGTTCAGAAATAGCAACACCTTTTTGGATGCCCTTCCCACACCATTCTCCCCAAACAACAATATCTTGTTTCAGAGAATCTACGATTGCATCGCGAGCAATACATCTAGCTGTACACATTAAATCTCGAAACGCAAATTCGTTCGCAATTGCAAACATGGCAAATCCAGCATTATCTCTTTCTGGTGTGATGATATTTTCGCGGGATTGATACCACATATCGCCATCATGCGACTGCGCAACAGAGGAATTTGTCCCGTGTAATTTTACGGTGCCCTCAAAATGCAGTGTAGGAAGCTTAGCAGATGTATCGAAAATTGCATTCCCATTATCATCAAGCCCACTGAAGCGAACTTTATGCTGTACGTTTTTTACAACATTACGAAATTGCTCAATAGAAGGCCAGCGAATTAAATTTTGCATGATGTATATTTCCTTAAATCAGATTACCGTGAATGTCGATATGTGCTTCTTTTGCTCGATTAATAAGATTGGTAATATCATGTAAACGTCAAACATCTATTACAGGATGCATCTTTGCATTGAATTCTGCTTCTGTATATCTTACACCATTCAGATACCAGAATTTATCTCCATTGATATATTCAACTGCAGGGCCGTCTTCACGATGGCATTTACCGTTCAGATACCAGATTTTGTCCCCATTAGCACATTCAATCGCCGGGCCGTCTTCACGATGGCATTTACCGTTCAGATACCAACTTTTGTCCCCATTAGCACATTCAATCGCTGGGCCGTCTTCACGATGGCATTTACCGTTCAGATACCAACTTTTGTAACCATCAGCATATTCAATCGCTGGGCCGTCTTCACGATGGCATTTACCGTTCAGATACCAGATTTTGTCTCCATTAGCATATTCAATCGCCGGGCCGTCTTCACGGTGATATTGTCCATTCAAACCCCAGTATTTGTCCCCATTAGCATATTCAATCGCCGGGCCGTCTTCACGATGCAATTCACCATTCAGGTACCAGTAATTGTCTCCATTAACTTTTTCAATGGCAGGGCCGTCTTCACGATGAAGTTCCCCATTCAAGTACCAGAGTTTGTCGCCATTAGCATTAACCTGAACCTCGACTTCGTTCGTAAACATTTTCTTCTCCGTGTTGTTTAATTGATGTATACATTATACCACGACTCAATTAAATGTCAAATGCCTTAATGAATCAAGCATTTATCTAAACGACCGTCTAGGATGCTGCACCATTCTTGTTGTTTTTGAGTTGATGGGTGCATATCGACTGTGTCAAGATAATGGGGCTAAGCCGCCGCGGGAGAGTACGGTCAATAAGTTCATGGAGTAACCATCATAGCCATTCCGGTCACTACCACACCCGCAAGAGCGCCGCCTAATAACGTACTGACCTCATCCCGTAAATCTGCCCGGCGGCTAGCAGGGTGGAGGATATCCCACACTTCTTTGAGTATCCCGACGTTCGCCGCCGCCAACAGTCCAAGGAGTGCCGCCATCTGCATACTTGTGATGCCTCCCACAATCAGGCCGAGTGCCACCGTAATAGAAATGCAGTATCCAACAAAAAAGTGAGCCTTGTTATCCATCGATATTTTCATTTTATTTCTCCGTATTGTTTAATTGATGTATACATTATACCACGACTCAATTAAATGTCAAATGCCGAAATAAATCAATCACTTAACAATCTTCACTTTAAACCCAAGCAGCGGTTCGATGTCAGCAACGGACAATTACTTTTCAGTCTTCATCTTTGCATTGAATTCTGCTTCGGTGTATTCTACATCATCCAGATACCAATATTTGGTTCCGAGAACAGATT